AGACTAATGAGTTTATAAGACCTGTTAAGTCTTTAGGTAAAGGGGGAGGAAAGCTTTGGAAGATTGACTTATCGGATAAGTACGATATAGATAAACTAATAGATAATGAATAGACAAGAAATCGAAAAATTTATTGAACTCCAGTGTCCTGACCACAGTGTTTTCCTAGCTGATGACTTGGATGAAGCATTCGTAGGTATTGACTCAGAAGACGAAAATCCTAGAGCTGTATACTCTATAGATAAATGTATAAAAATACTATCTGAGGATATGTCTAAAGAACAAGCGTCAGAATATTTCTGGTATAACGTAGCAGGAGCTGGTGGTGAAGGGTTTCCTTTGTTTATATACACACCCCTAAACGAGAAAGACGAAAGCCCTTACTCTTAACCTAAGAATATTCTTTAGGAGGATTAAGTTCAGATATCGCAGTGTGATATCCCGAAGCTTTGTACATAAACCCATGCTCATCTTTATCTCCTCTATTCATAAAGGTAGCGACACTAAAATATTTAGTTGTAGGTAACCATCCAAGTATCCATACAAACATTAAATCTTTTCTAACACGGGTGAAAAAATGAATGTCGTTGTCAGGGATCTTACTCTTAGGAGTATTGACTGAAACGATATATTCAGGTTTAGGTATAGAACTACAAGTTTTAGATTTTATTTCTATCCTTTTCTTTTTGTGTTCAAGATCGTGCGTAAATAGATTATCTCCTACGTACTTACTTTTACTAATAAATTTATTAATAGCTATCTCACCAAGACATCCCGTCATTCTACCCATTCCTTTAGTAAATGAATTAGGTAAAACACCCATTGCTGTAGCTCTTGTGTGAGCTAAAGAAATATCATCGCTTGTGGGTTTATATAAAATAAAAGACCCACTTTCGCTGAATTTACTCATGATCTATTTTTTTAAGGAATGTTTCCCATGCAGGAAAAAATATTTCTTCCATACATCGAACAACAGCTTCTTGATCGTAATTCTCAAGCCAGCCTACACCACTTATTAATAAACTAGCTTCCATCATTTCATGCCTGATGGTGTTAATTAAATTTTTTCCTTTGAGGGTTTTGTTTATCTCAATAGTCTTCTTATCGTGTAGGTATAATCCGAAGTCAGGGCTGTCCCCATTAAAAGGAACTAACTCAAGTTTAACTCTTTGACCTGCAATCGATATAGATTTAGGGAGTTGCACATTACCACCTTTCTGAAAGCTCCTTGTAAAGCTCTATACCAGAAGCGATTGAAGTTGCCATGCCTTCCATACTCTTTAGAGCTAGATCAAAATCCTCCTCATTACTGCCAAAAAACGGTTCTGCGATTACGGCTGGGCAATGAGTCAGTCTTAGAAAACCAGCCCCTCTACTACCTTTCCCTTTCTCTTTAATGCCTCTACTACGTAGCTGCGGGAAACAATCCTCAAAAGAATCTCTTAAAGCTCTGGCAAACAATCTGCCTTTCTCTGATGTTTTCCAGTACAACCACTCATGTCCTGTAGCTGAAGGAGTCGCTGCGTTAAAATGAAGTTCTATAGCTGCATCAACACCATCAGATCGAAGTGTTTTAGCTAACCACTTCATAGCACTCCAGTAATTACTAGCTGAAATAATATCAGCTAACTTAGAATTGTAATCCCATTCAGTGACTCCAGTTATAGAGGCTGCTCCTGAATCATTTGGTCGGCTGTGTCCCACGCAGATTGCTATCATTACCTATAATTATAGCACGTCTGTACGAAAAATCACTATGGAACTTCTGACCACGACCCATGAGATTACCCTCTACAAAGGGATAATCGTAGCCTTTTATAAGGCTAATTGTGGGGGGATCATATATTGCGCTTTCGTTCAATCTGGAGTCGCCCGCTAAGTCGCTCAAGTTGCAGCTTGGCAGCAGGGCTACCATCAGCAGCAAGCTTATCAATTTTATCTTCCAAGTCATAAAGGTATCTG